GACCAGTTACCTGGATCTAAAGTTACATTACTAGTTCCTCGTTCTGTGCCCCATGTAGAATCTCCCCATAGATAAGTACCCCATCCATAACCTAGTGTTTGAAAAGTAGGTCCTACAATAACATAAGGATTAATTGTAGCAGCTCCTGAAGCAGAGGCTGCTCCAGTTGCATTAACTCTCATTTTAATAGTAAAAGTATTATCATTAGGAACAGTTAAAACTTCAAAAGCACCTGTTGTAAAATCTGTTGCAGAATATCCTGTTGGAGGAGTAACCGCTGAAAATGTCACATACCTTCCAACTTGTAAACCGTGAGAAGTTTTGTTTACAGTAACATTGTTTTGACTTGAAAATGTATCAAACGTCGCTCCAGTTATAGCGGTATCTAAAGGAGTAATATCGTAAAACTGTTCTCCATAATATATAAAAAGGCCTTGAGAAGTACCTATCGCAGCGTATCTCTCACCTTTTAAACTTGTAAAAGCTAATTGAGCTCTAGCGGGTCCTGGAACAGTTTCTTGATTGACACTTAATTGTTGCCAGCCACCTATTTTTTCTGGTGCCGTATATCTAAAACGCACAAAGTCACCATCTACCCATTGTCCTGGAAGAGCTGAAGGTACACTTTGTTTATTAAAACCTGCTGCAAAATCTACTTTTTTTAATGCCATAAGGTGATTATATCTAAATTATTTAAAAAATCTATTATAATACTATTTTACGAAGGATGGTAGCCCTAACATAGGTCTTCCGTCAAATCTATTTTTATCAGCAAATGGTCCGTTTACATGATTATAATGTAGAAATACTTGACCACAAATGTTCCCGTCAAAAGGCTCTCGCCAATGTTCAAGTTCACAGCCACTATATACTAACATGTCGCCAACTTCAAGCAGGACTTTAGTGCCTTCTACAAAAATTGCCCATGGATCACCCCCTAAATGAATTGTTGTAGATATCTCACAACTAGGTCTATCTTTATGTTTATGTAAAGTATCGCCTTTTTTATATGCTCTTGCATAAGAATAAGTAGGTATCAAATCTAACCCTGTTTCCTTTTTCATAACTGGCAATACTTTCATTAATAGGGTTTCCATTACTGGATCTGCATAATGAGAATAAGTGTTTGGAATCTGGGCATCTGTCCATGTACCTAACATCCCTGTATCATAAGTAATATTATTATCATACATCCATTTAACTGCATCTCGTTTAAGTAGGAAGTAGTTGAATATAAAATTAGCTAACTCATAGTTAACAGCACCTTTGATTACTTGGTATTTATTAAAAGCCATGTTGTATAAAATTAAAACTTACTGATATCCTTAAATCATTTGATTGATTAGGTTCGACACTATGCCATAACCATGCCGGAAACATTATAATACGTCCTGGAATAGGATCAAGGTTTGCATCTCTCCATAAATGTTTAGGGGGTTTCCCCTCTAATCTTGCAGGCATTACTATTTGTGCTCCAGGTCTTGGGTCATATATCTTAAGTCTTCCAGCTTGTGGATTTGATTTAATATAATACACACCTGAGAACAATGAGTTTGGATGTATGTGTGGTTGGTTTAATCCTTCTTTAGGATTTATGTTAGCCCACATATTTCCAAGGACGGGTTCTCTATCTAACCATTCTTCTTTAAACATATCTTTACACATGATCATTAGCTCATCAACTAAAGGTTGATACTCTGGCTTTGAGGCCATGTCGGTTGTAGAATGCCATCCTTTGTAATTTGTTTTCTGTACTCCCTGATCTTGATTAGACCAGTTAATAATGTCTTGTGCTAGTTTATCATTATCTAATTTTATGTCTTTACCAAAAACACTTGTGGGAAAAAATTCTTCTCTAATCATCTAAAAGCTTTACCTCCAAACCATACAACAAGAGATTGTCTCATACCTCTAGTTACTAGATTAACTCTATGATTTAAAAATGATGCAAAACAAATTGCATGACCTTGTTTTAAATTTGCAAACTTTCCAGGTGCCATTAATTCTAAATCTCCACCTTCAAACTCTGAAGGATCATTTAATAATAGTGTCATTGATATTTTCCTAACCGGAGGTTCGTGTTCCATGTTTACATCACAGTCCATATGCCAATCATAGAATCCTCCTTCAGGGTACTCTGTAAATTGTGCTTGTTCTGTAACTCTTATATCACCAAAACCAAAATGATTTTCATTTGCTTGTTGAATAAATTTATTTAAATCTTGATACATATGTCCCATTTCTTGAAACGGAATCCAACTAATTTTAGTTATTCGTTTTTTAGTATCTGTTCCGCCTCCTGGTTTTCCAACACCCACTTGTGCTTGTTGTGGTTTCTGTGCTCTACCTGATGCAATAATTTGATTGCATTGATCGGGTGTAAATAAAGGGGTCGTTGTTTGAACAATCCAACTTTTCCATTTAGGTTCTGTTATAATTTTATTTTCGTACATTATATATTTCCTTTTTCATACATTGATTGTAAAAAATCAGGTTGTTTTACTGGGTGGTTTTTCCAACAAAAAACATTTAACAACTGAAAAAATTTTGTCTTATCTCCATTAATACCTATGTAACACAAAGTGCTCTCATATTTATCTTTAAAAAATTCATATCTATGAGTACCACTCCTAATAGTTATACTGTCTTTATCTAATACAATTGGACATAATAAACCATTTTTATCCATATCAGAATTAACTTCTACTTTAAATTTTTCCATAGTTGGAAATAAAGTTTTCATATCTTTAAATTTTACTAATTTTAAATTATCTTTAAATATTTGATAATAAGGTTTGATTATAGACATTAGTTTCTCCCTCTGTTCAGTATTGGACTGTAGTCTACATCCATATTTGCAGATAAGGTTCTTCTATAACCTTCACCATTGAAAGGGTATACACAATGTCTAACATCATATGGAAATATGTAATAATCTCTCTCAGTAAGATTAGGTGAATAATCACACGTTGCAAACTGACCTGAAACTGAACCCATTATTTGTAATTGACCATTCATAGGGTTATGTGCTGAGGAATATTCTACACCAAAAGACTCGGGTAATTTTAAAACCATTACAGAAGATAATCCTGTATATAAAGATCCCTGATGCACGTGCACTGGATTGTATTCATGTTGAAACATTTGATTAACCCAAACGGAGTTTAATGATTTTTTAAAGTCTTTAATTTTATTAAATTTTAAATAGTGATCCATAGCTTTATCAATCCAATTTAATACATTATCTGGCAGCATATTGTGGTGATGCATTTTTGAAGTGTCTGAACCTTGGTAAAATAAAGAATGTTCTTTTTCAATCTTACCTACCAATTGTTTATTAGCTGGAGGCAATGTAGAATACTTAGTTTCATAAATATGATTAATAATATTAAATACATCAAGAGGTACTTGATACTTTAATACTGTTTGTCCTAAAGGACAGCTACTAAAATTTAATGTGTCCATAGTTTTTCTTTATTCTAGTGGGTATTTTTTCTATGTATGGATTATAAATCTGTCTTACTTTACCAGGCCATACTTTGTGCATATTACTACCTACCACAGTATCATTATAAGGTATTCCGTTAATATCTATTTGATCTAGATCAAAAAACCTATGGTTAAAATAAGGTATATCCATAAATTCGTATATCTTTTTAAACTCTTGTTCTGGATTAGTTACCATATCATTGTATTTTACAAAATGACATAGTTCTGGATATTTAAAAGAGTTTTGAATTGCTGTTAAATCTTTAGCTACAGCACCCTCTTTATTCATAATCATTCCTAATTTTCCATCATCAGTAGTATGTCCAAATCTATTGGGAAAAGCATTTGGGTTTTCTGTGTACCATTGCATATAGCTGGCTAGAACATCCATTAAATCTCTAAGCAATACAATACATTTAAAGGGGTGTTTAAAATGTTTTTTCATTAACTCAAAATTAACGGGAGTCATAACAGGACCACGATCAATAATTGTTTTCTGTGGCCAGTCTTTATAATAGGTACCATAAACCGAATCTAAAACATTATCTAAAGATTTATGATCTTGAAAATTTTGAAAGACATCTGTTTGTTTTAATAAAAACAAATCTTTCATGATCTCTAATGTAATAGAATTAGCAGTAACTACTAAATCTTTATTTTGATTCATAATAGATGCAAACATCGTATTGCCAGATCGTGGCAGTGCAACTAAAAAGAATAGTTGTTTATTCTGGTTTGGCTCCGAGGTCATGGGATAATTGTTCTTTCTTGTTATAAATCATTTCTCCTGATTTTTTAACTCTTTCAATAGTTTGTAATTGACCTAATACATTAAACACTTCCGGTTGACTAGAGCCAGATGTTAATGTCTCTGCTTTGTTTTTCATTATAATATGATATGAATCTAATTGATGAGTGTTAACATCTTTAGTATCAAATGACCCATCATTAAATTCTTTTTTAAGAATAGACCATAGTTTAATTTCTCTCATTCTATCTCTAGCAACAAGTTGCATGTTAGCGACAGAATAAGTTTTTTCATCTATATCTATCTGAAGTAATTCTATTTTTAAAGGATCTTTTTCAGTTTCTAATTTTTGTTTTAATTTTTTTAATTTAACTTCATTACGTCTAGCCTCAAAAGATAAAGTCATTAAGTTTTCTAGAAATACGTTTTGTTCTCTAATACACTGCCAATATTTAGAAGCTTTAGTTGGGTACTTAGCGTCTTGAAGAACAGACATTCTCATTTCTGTTTCAGTTCTAAAGACTTGTTTCTTGGTCCAAGTATCTCTAAGTTCATTTGTTAATTGTGAAAATTCTTTTACATCGTTTGGATCTAATAAGTTATTTAAGCTAGGTGCTTCTTTTTCTATTAGAGCATGTATATTTCTTTTTTCAGTCATTTTATTCCTTTCATTGAATAAATTTAATATAACTATTAAAAGTTATATGTCAAGTTAACTTGTAGTTATACTTCCAATTCCTACAGGAGCTGAATTATATTCTTCTGTTGCAGTACCTGCTGCAGGGTTTGCCGGATTAGTACCAGCCATAGCTATAGCTGAAGCTTTAAGTCCTACTGAACTACTATTTAAACCTCCTCTTGCAACAGTAAGTGTTGCAGGATTTGATGACCAAGATGATCCATTCCAATCTTCAGCATTACTTAATGCACCTGCATTGTCTCCTCCAAACGCTATACCTAAAGTTTGTGTTCCTGAAGCACCCGCACTTCCTCTT